CCCCTGGCAAGGGGGGTAGGCAATGGTCAGATTCGTTTGGCCAATGTCGGTTACCTGTTTCCAGGCATGGACTCAGGATACACGAATCTTCTCCCTGGACTCCTCGCGGAGCCAAAGTAGATTTTCTGACCTCAGAGTACCCGGCGAAGGCCGGGTGCTCCACTGAGATCAGGACCACGCCTCCCTTGCAAGGGGGCACAATGGCGAGTCGTTCGCCATACCGCTGAGAAGCGGAAAGGTTGGCTCCGTGCCGACCGGGACTCCTGTCCCAGCCACTAACCCACTCCATGGTGCAAGCAACATGCCAACATCAGACGAAACCGTTATCAGACCAATGATCGCCACTGAGGGACTTGAATGTCCACTCGCGGGTTCATATGCTGACTATGGTGACGTTGCGATTAAGCGTGTGATGAAGCAATGGAACGACCCAGAACATAGAGATCGACCTGTGCCTTTGCTGGGGAATCCAACTAGTCAAGCAGCGCAGTATGAAGCAATCAGAGGGTATCACGTACAAAAGTACGTGTATCCCACTGGGAGCAACTATTGCAATCCGCCTGGCGAATGGTTCCATAATACCAGCAGGACTATATATCGCTATCGCTTACCCAGCGAATTTCGCGATATTCCCGATCCTGAAGGGGATTGGGGGCTGGCCCTGAGAAGCCGGCTTGCAGGTCGAAAACAAAATCTGGGCGCGTATCTTGCCGAGTATCGGGAGACTGCAAAGTCTTTTTCCGATGCGGCTCGAGCGTTGGGTGATGTCCTTAAATGCCTTCGAGGCAATAAAGGCGCTTGTGGGTCGTCCAAAAGACGGTTCACGCGATACAACAAACCGGATATCCACGCAGTAACCAAGCAGGCGGCTAATGCCGTCTTAATGGCTAACTTCGGGATTAATCCTTTGTTGGCTGACCTAGGTGAAGGGATCCGTCGGCTTAACAGCCGTATGGCTCGCCCAATACTTGGGAAGGTTGTAGCTTCGGTTAGAACCTCCGGGTTCGAAGTCGTTGACTACATTTCGCAGAACAGCGGTTCCGATTATGGACTTCACGTTCATGCGGTTCACATGTGGAACTCGAGTGACAGAGCTATTATGTGGTATCGTGCGGATCCAGGTTTTACAGGATCCGACGATTTCACCATGGGCTCCCCCCTACAAGCGTTGTGGGAGGGTACACCTTATAGCTTTGTGGTTGACTGGATGATTCCAGTTGGTGATTATCTCGCCGCAGCCGATGCACTTCGTGGCATCGACGTTGTTGAGACCACCGTCACTCGGAAGCGAAGCTCGTCGTCGAGAGACTCTTCTACCCTACCGGGTTGGAGCCTCGTGCATGCCGGGATTGCATCTTACAAGACGCATTCACGGTCTGTAGCCGACGATATACCTTTGCCTTTACCGAGGTTCGAGCCTTCTGAAAGCGCTCGTTCGCTCCTAAATGCTACTGCTCTACTCAGGAGTGTGTGGCAACCCCGAGGCAAGGTATAGTACGCAGACTGAGGGTCCGAAAGGCACCCTTTCTTCAGGGACCCCAGATGGGCGTCCTCAACAATCAAACGGCCGTTGCGGCCGCATAGGAGCATCCAGATGGCTGGAGCAACAGAGTTTACTTGCCTGGCAGCGTCCGCTGATGAGCGTACGTTCGAACCCATCTTTGCAGATGGTTCCAGGGCAAAGTACCGTGCATGGGACACCGAATCACTGGACGTGTTTCGGGCCTCGCCTCTCGGACAGGAAACCGTTGAGGTTCTGATCGAGAAGCAGAAAGGCAGGTACCACGGCAAGGCGATCATCACGTTGCCCCAAGGGGACGTGAACGCCGATGGGTTGCCGGTTCTCCTCCATACCGATCGGATCGTCATCGACTTTTATGTCGGTGACTACGCAGACGCCACTCGACGGACTCTTCTTCAGAGTCTGTTGGCTGACTTCATCGTAGATCCCCTCGATAACGGGAGTCCGTGGCCCGACCTTCAGCAGAGTTTGAAGGTGCCGTATTGACTATGTGTGAGTACGGCCTTTTGGTCGAGCTCGCACTGGTCATCCTCTTGGTGCGCTCTGTAGCGCACCATAATCCTTCTTTCGAAGAGGATAGCCTGCCATGTCTCAGACGGATAGCAAACAAGGTGCTCAGTATCGTACTGAAAAGGCCTTCACGTTAAAACTTTGTGAAGCCGTAGACACCCCGAGGGCTAGATTGGTCCATTCCCTGCTTGCAGCGGATAGGATCGATGAGTACCTGGGCTTGAACATTGACCCCGATGATTACCTTGATCCATACACTTTTGCTATGGATTATTGCGTAACCGAGGTTTTACGTAAGAGCCCTAACCTCCCCATAAAGGTGGATGCGGACCACGAAGCTTTCCTTGCTTATACTTTGAGTGAGGAACGATGCCGGGACACGAACGAGAGGTTTTCCAATAGACTCTCATCTGATTGGTATAGCCCTATTGAGGGGGTACCGTTCTGGTACGGTCGATTCGTCGACCGTGTTCGTGAAATCCTAGGGCCCCTTACCACTACTCGGTTGAACCGTATAGGAACAGCCGCTAGTGGGAATTCATCAGGGGCCGACATCGGATGTGCAGGCCGCGGCTTTTCGCCGCCCGACAAATACGACATGCCGTTGTCGCTCACACAGAGCCTGATCCCGTTCTCCAAGGTCCTCACCGGTGACAACTGGTGGGAGTGGAATCGGGGTACACGCGTCGTAACAGACGCAAACAGGTTCACGACCGTCCCTAAAAAGGCAACGATCTCACGAGGCATCTGTAAGGAAGCACGCCTCAACGTTCGTGGCCAGCTGGCAATAGGACGAGAGCTTCGGCTCTCTTTGCTAGCTGAAGGGATTGACCTGGATCAGCAGGCCGAGCTGAACCGTCTCTTTGCGAGCTCTGCTCACATAGATGACTCAGTAACGCTCGACCTTACCCAGGCGTCCGACCTATGGGCGTCGCTGGTCACCCTTGACGCGGTCGGCGAGAGATGGGCACACCTATTGGAGCTCTTCCGAGCCCCTAAAGTGTCCTTTGATGATGGTGTTCACGAGGTCGAGCTAGAGAAATTGAGCTCGATGGGTAATGGTTTCACGTTTGAACTAGAAACCATACTCTTTCTCGCTGTCTGCCGAACAGTTGTTCCTCGAAACGAATGGTATCGAATTGAGGTGTTCGGAGACGACATCATTGTCCCTCGCCCCTACGTTGACGGGGTAATGCAGGTACTTGGCCGCCTTGGCCATGTTGTCAACACCGCGAAGTCGTGCCTTGGCAGGCACTTCTTCGAAAGCTGTGGGACGGATTGGTTTGACGGTATTCCCGTCAGGCCTTTCCATCTCAAGGGAGCTTCTGATCAGATCCCGTATGCGCTACAGATCGCGAATAAGTTGCGGCTGTGGTCCGAAAGGATCGCCGGTTATCCGGAAAAGCGCTTTAAGCCGATATGGGATTGGCTTTTAGGCCAGTTACCTCCTAAGTATAGGCACACGGCCGTGCCAGCGTTCCTTGGTGACGTCGGAGTCTACCGGACTCTTGACGAAGCTAGGGAGCTCCGTGCAGTTCATCGGGCAAACCCTGGTGATGGTCATGGAACTATGGAGGTAAAGATCGTTGCTCCTCGGTCTCTGATGGTTCGACGCAGTTCCTACAGCGTCGTGTTGTACCATCTTGACCGCAGCGGTGCGTCCTCCGAGAGAGAACTCGGGCAAGTCCGCCTGCCTGGGAAGCGCGAGCTTCTTTGGCTAGTGCATGACGGCAAATTGGGTATGCCGTATGTGCGACAAGACGGACGAGCTAATCACTACCCCTTACGGGGTGTGTTTAAGGATGTCACTCAAGGCTGGACCACCATTCTTGGATGGTCCGACGGCTTTGACTGGGCGTAGAGCCCAGCCTTATACCTGGACCTAGTGCGCCAGGTGGGTTGGTGGGGTTTCCACCTTGGATCGGG